CTTGTGAAGCCCAGCGGTGGGAGATTCCAATTTCCAGTTCCTTGAATCAGATTGCCTGGTTTGACTCAGAAATGAGTCAGATTGACAGTATTCAGGAATACCTGAATCGTCAACGGACAGCGAGGCCAGAAGCCTCCATCTACCAGCCCATCGATTCACTGAGACTGACGCTAGTCCCCAAAACGTTTAAATCTTTTCGTTCAATCATGCCTAATACTACCATAGGAAGTTACATGTCCTTTGGCTTAGGTGAGATGATTAGGAAAAGATTACAGAGGAGAGGCTATAACATTGCGACGCTCCAAGAGCGTCACAAGTTTATAGCTCGTCAGGCAAGTAAGGGTAACTCACTTACGACAGCTGACTTGTCCAATGCTTCGGACAGCATTACCCGAAGCTTGGTTGAGCGGCTTTTTCCCGCTGACTGGTTCGAGATTCTCGAGCAGTCACGCATTGAAAAAGTTACTCTACCCGACGACTCTTGTGCTAAGTCACTGACTTACTGCACAATGGGCATCGGGTACACCTTTCCTCTTCAAACGTTGGTCTTCCTGGCATTGCTCAAAGCTATTCAGGCGACTTTGAAGTACCGCCGCAATAGCCCTCGGCTTATTAGTGTGTATGGTGATGACATGATTTATCCGTCATTGCTTCATACCACAGTATGCCGAGTTTTTGAGCAAATTGGTTTCGTGATTAATCTTGATAAGACCTTTCACGAAGGCCAATTCAGGGAGTCCTGCGGTGGTGATTACTACCGCGGGGTGGACGTACGCCCGTTCCAGCCAAGGAATGGGTCTGCAACCGTAGGCAAACGAGCCTACGAAGCAACACTCTACAAGCTCATTAATGGATTACTAATGCGCTGGGACGAGTGTGAGATCAGGATGACCTTGATTTTTCTGAGATCCGAGTTAGAAGCTCTAGTCAACCGTTGTAAGGTTGTACCAGTCGACTTCCCGGATGATTCAGGCATCAAGTGTTCTAGGTTGGGATGTTGG